ACCATTGTATCTTTATTTAAAGTAGGTACCGAAACTTTAAATTTAAACCCATCCTTTTCTACAGTTTCATTGAAATCTATTACATTAATATTTTTATTGCGCTCTAAAATTTTAGATAAGTTAATTATTTCATCATCTTGTTCCATTTCTTCATTTATTTCTTTTCTAAAAGAAATTATTATATTTGTTCTATCTACTGAAGTCATTTTATCATAAACTTCATTTTCTAAGTTTTGTTTAATAATATTATTGAAGTTAGTATTAAATTTAATTATAAGATATATAGGGTTAGTTTGTAATAAAGATATATCAGATACAGAATCTAAAATAACACTTTGTTGATCAACTGTTAATGATTTTAATTCTATATCACTTTGTAATGTAGGTGAGTATGAAACAACATTTTTTTTATTAGATTGAATCTGTTTTAAAAGTGAATTAAAATTATCTTCCATATCGTTATTTATATAGTAGGATTAGTATTACCACCTTCTCGTTTTTTAGATTCTTCTTTTTCTTTAATAAATTTATTAAGAAAAATTCTAAGTTCAGGTAAACCATACATATTAAAAACTGAAGGGTCAAATTTTAAATAATTCATAACACTATATTCTATATCATACATTTCATTTAAATCAGATTCAAATAAATTTTTTAAAAATAAAATCATATTTGTATCGTATAAATTTATTTCTGTTTCATTTATATAATTTAAATAAAAATTAGAAATATAATTATCGAAATTATTAGATAGTTCCTTTACTTCAAAACCTAATAAATTTTGTAATATTATTTCCTTTTCTTTAAATGAAAATTTTTCTATTAATTTAATATCATCTTTAATTTCAAAACTATAAAAATTATCTACTAAACAATCAAATTTATTTTTATAAAAAATATTTTTGGGAATATTAAATGTCATATTTTTATATATAAATTTTTCATTTTTATAATTAATACTATCTATTATTTTATTAGTATCATATAAAAATTGTTTACCGTTTACACTTAATTGTATTTCTTCTCCTAAAATAATACTTCTTATTAAAATTAGTATTTTTATTTTATCACCTATATGTAAATTTTTATTACTTTTAACTTGACTAGATATTAATCTTTCAAATATATCTGCAATTTTATTATCTTCAGCCGATAGTAAATTTTTAACTAAGTTTTTGTATTCAAAATAACTTAATTCAGTTATTTTATAATCATCATAATAGTATGAATTCATTAATAAAAAGGATTAATAGCTTTTAACATCTCTTCAACGCTAAGATATAAATTACTACTTATCTCATAATTATCAAAAGTCCATGTAGTGTTAAAATTTTTAACTCCTTCATCTTCTTGATACCCGTAATCTCTATTTGAAATAGATGTAGGAACGCAATTATAAAATCTCCAAGTTTTTCTAGGTATTTGGGATAAACCTTCTTTACTACGTGTATATTGAACAACTGTTAAATTAGTTTTAGGGTTTTTCAAAAGTTCAATAGGGTCATTAGGGTTTCTAGCTACTAAACCATAATGAGATGCCATAATAGTCCAAGGTCTCATTACAAAATCTACAAATGAAGTATTAGTTTCTCTTAAAGCTAAATTAAAATTACCAAAATTATTTCTATTTTTTAGAACTGAACCAGGTATGAATCCTCGATTATTAAGTATAGTAGCTTTATCAGCTTCTACTTGATCATCAGGTATACTAAATTGATTAGCAAAAATACAACCAACCATACCTTGATTTTTAAAATTGGTTGTAGTTGCTTTAGGTAAATCTATATCAAAGCCCGTTGAACTCACTACCGGTTCTATATTCCGTAAAACTTGTGTAGTTAAACCTAATGGAAAATTATCAATTAAAACTATAAATTGAGTGTTTAAAGGTATTGAAGTATTCCATTGACTTAAACTATTTAAAAAACTTTCTCTAAAACTTACTAAAGGAGCCCCGGGTAAATTTGTACCAAATAATGATAAACCTGGTTGTGCTAAAGTTCCTCCTATTAATTTGTTTACAGGGTTACTGACCCCCCTTATAACATTATTAATTGAATTTAAAATTTTAGTAGGCATTTAAATATATTTATACAAAAAAAAGCTCTCCAATGGAGAGCTTAAAGTAGATTATATGTATATATTATTAGGCTGTTTGTCTAAAATAATGATATGTAATAGAAACATCAAAATCTTGAATAGTACCTTCAGCTGTTACATCATAATTTAATTGACCTATACTTTTTATTGCAACACCTACAAGTTGAAATTGCGATACTCTATCTAATTCTTTATCTAATAAGGCTAAATCAATTACACTATCTGCAGTAGGCATAAAATAGTTACCAGTACTATCAGCATCATCAAATGTATCATTTAACACTTGTAAGAATCTATTTCTTAGATCATAACTTTCATCACATCTAAAGGTAATAGTATAATTATCACTACCAGTATATTTAGCTACTCCGGGTACATTAAAGTCTAAACCCATATATGGTACGGTTTGAGATGTAATAGATTTACCAGGAAGATCTGCTGTTTTTGCATAAATTAAATCATCTTCATCGAAATCAATTTCAGTACCATTACCGAAATTAATATTTAAAACTCTAAATAAATTGTTTCTAGCAAAGTCTTTTGATTGAGCTTGAGTATAGAAATTTTGAATTGTTTGTCTAGTCTGTGCCATGGTTATTAATATTTATTCATTTATACCTAATTTATTAAGTAGCTAATAACATTTTATATGTTACACCATTAAAATTAATATTGAAAAAGTGAGTTGCTGATAAATCACCCGTAGAAGTAGCAGCTGTATTAGAATTTAATCCTAGACCAGAAAGTAGTCCTACTTGCGTATTAATTTTATCTAAATTAGTAGCTGAAACTTGAGTGGTATAAGTATATGCAGTACGAGCATACCCAGTAGTTATATATAAATCATCAGTTTCAGCAGTTAAAGCTTTAATTTGACCTAAATTAAATGCAATATCAATTGTTTGTTGTGTAGGATCTAAAGTATCGACATCAGCACTTAGGGTTTGTAATATTCCAAAATTTACATCAATTACGTCTGATAGTGCATCAATTCTAGTCGATGCTTCAGTAGAACCCCCATCAAGTAAAGTTATAGCTGAACTATTACTATTTACCACTCCAGATAAAAAGTTAAAATCAGTTGTAGTAGTATCTATAAATTCTGCGCTAAAACTATCAATTGTAGTTTTAGTTTCTGCAGATAATGAATTAAGTGTACTACCAACTAGTGAATTAAAAGTAATTTTTTTAGATCTATCAGTACTAACATCTACGATATATAATAGGTCTGTACTGCTATTATTAATAGGTTCTATAGTAGGTAAATCTGATAATTTTCTATTAGGCATTTTATGTTACTGACATTAGTACTCCGTTTGTAAAGTTTAAAGTTGTGCTACCTATTGTAACTGCTTGAGTTAATCCTGCAGAAATTGTGGTTACGTGGGTATATGCTCTTGTAGCATAATTTCTAATTATATATAAATCGTCTGTTTCAGTTTGAAGTGTTGTTACATTTGAACTTAAAGTTTTAATATTAGTACTGGTATTTGTAACGTCTAAATTTTCATAAAAAGCAGATAATGCAGCTACTCTAAAAGTATAATCACTTACATCATTTGTTAACGTAGCAATTGTACCGTTTACATTACTAAACAAATTACTATAAGTTATTTTTTTAGATACACCTGCATCAACAATGTACAATACATCACTATTAGCTGGTGTAGTTAACGCGTCTAAATTTGATACTTTAGTATCTGCCATGTAATTATTTAATTAAATGACTTTGTTATTAAACCAATTCGTTGAAATCTGTACCTGTCTTTGTTGCGTAGAAATTAACTAATATAAATTCTGCTGCTCTGGTAGGCTTTAAATAAATATCGACTCTTAATTCATTAGCATCAATAATATCTGGGGTATTATTTCTTTCATCACAAATAATTAGATAATCAAATAATCCTTCAGTATTCTTAACATTTTCAAAAATAGGTGTTAATGTATTAACTACTCTTGTCCTTGTTAATAAAGTATTAGGTTCAAATATAAAGTTTCTAACTGTATTTTTAGTAGCTTTTTCAAGATATAAGAATAAACGTCTTACGTTAATTCTATCAAAAGCACTTGGTAATTTTTGTAAAGTCTTTTGACCAAATACTACAGGACCTTCAACTGGGAATGATGGAATAGGATTAACAGCTATCTTATATAATTGATCTCTTTGTTTTTGTGTTGGAAATAATGCTAATCCAGCAGCTCCGGTTAATCTACCTCTACTAAATCCTGCAGGTGCAAACCAAGGATCAAAATTAGCATCTGAATTAGCCATTATTGCTGCTAAATAACCAGATGATGGGCAATATGATAAACCACCATATACTGAATCTGAACTTTGTACCCACTGACCATAAGTAGCTGCATAACTTGAATTCACTAAACTTGAGAAAGATTTAATTGGGTTAAATACATCTTTAGAGAAATTTTTCGAATTATCTTGTAAAGTTAAGAAATCTTCACCGCCTACAAATATAGATCTAGGTAAATCAACAATATGTAAATGATCCTTTCTTCTAAATTCAGCAAATGTAACAAATCTAGTTACAACATCATTCCACAATCCTCTGTAGTTAATATGATCTGAATTAAGAATACTATCAACTTTAGATGTTCTGAAACCTGAAATAGCAGGCACTGCTGCTGTATCATCATAAGATTCAGTTGATAATATTTGCGTAGTAGAATATATTGTTGATAAACCACCGTCAACGGTAATATCAATATCAAATCTTTCAGTATTTTCTACTGTATCTAACAAACGATCTAATTTCTTAGGTACATCTCCAATAACTTTAGTACTTAAATTTGATGTTGCATGTGAACCTAAAGCAAATAAGCTTTCTGTATCTCCTAAAGTAGTTAAATCTATTCCTGCTAATTTATCAGCAGTGGCATCATTAGTTGCTCCAAATTCTGCTGATAATGATTTAATAGTAGAACTTGTAATTTTAGAAGTTTTAAATCTAATTTTTGTAGTAGGTATACCTTCAGGGTTTAGATATGTTGACTTCTTTCTATTACTAACAAAGTCATTTACCATAACATCCATCGTAGGTAATTGATTATCAGTTTCAATTCTAAAAGGTAATGGCTCTCCACCTAACTTATCATTAATTAATCTATGATGGTCAAGTGAACCTACAACAGTCTCAGATAAATTCAAAGCTAATTTAATTGTATTATTGGTTGTAGGAGTTGCTTGTAATTTAAATAATCCAATTGATAAAGTATCATCAAATTGTTCTGATGATATATCATAATCAGTTAAATTTTCCATTTGCTCAGATATACTATTATCTGTATAACCAAATGTATCAGGATTATTATCACTTAATGCTGAAAGTAAATTATCAAGTCTAGTTGTAGGTAAATCAATAAAATTTTCTTTATTAAAATCATTAGTAGTACTACTAACTGTGGCAGCTAATGTTTGTATATTTAAAATACCATCAAAATCAGTAGCAGGATTCATATTGGTATTATCTATAGCCCCTACATAAAATCCTTGAAATGATTGATCGATAGTAGTTTGAGCTTTATTCACTACTAATAAAGCTGCTTTACCTAAATTACCTAAACTATCAAACTCTAAAGAACTTTCATCTATCCAATCAAATCCATCTTTTTGTTGAAGCTTAAAATATGTTTGTTGGTCAATAGTAAAGTGTTTTGGTTTTCCTAATAGTACTACGCGGGTTGCAGAACTTGCACCTGTACTAGTAAATCCACTTTCACCAGTTACTGTATTTTCTAGATTATCAACAGTATAAGCTGATCCAGGGTATGCTAAAACGCTATAATTATTTCCAAATCCTACCCCTCTGCTTACCCCGTAAGGCATTCTATAGGTAAATACATTAGCTGGACTATTAAATAGTGCCTTTGCAGTGCTTGAAAAGTATAATTCAGCAGGAGTTGATGCATCACCATAAATATCAATAAATTCACTTCTAGATGTTACTTGAATAACTTCATCAGTTGGTCCTTTATCAGCAAAACCTGTTATTAAAACATTAGTGCCTGTTGGTACTACAGGTCTAATAGACTGATCTATTTCTCTAATTTCTACCCCGGGAGATTGTATTGTACGTGCCATATACTATTATTTATAGCATCCCGGGTAAAAATTATACCAATTCTACTAATAACTGAGAAAATGCAAATTGAAAAGTAGTTTCTATCTCCCCGGGTGTACGATAGTTAAAATTTA